TCATCTATTTGGTCACTTACTGGCAATACTAGTTCTGCTGAACCTTTACCCCATATAGTACCTTCTCTATACATATCAGGCGTAAAGAAGTAAGGAAATAAATCATTTGGGAACAAGTCTTTTGCTTCTTTATCACTTTCTTTTAGTTCTTTTTCTTTTTCTTTACTATCAGATAGAATAATTCCATCTCCTGACATTTCAATTAATCTTAATTTTAGTTTGTTGCCTTCTTTATATTTGGTCCATACATACATGTGTAAATAACTTTCGCTATCATTATCACCATCACTATTAAAATTAAAAGTTTCATTTATTGGCTCATAGTTTGGTATAATTGCGTCAGCTTTTTCATCACCGTATTTTAGTCTTGCCTGGTATATTGTCTTATTTGTTGTTTCAATAATATAACGACCTTCTTGAATTTTATAAATATCTGTAATTGCAGAATCAGGGAATACATATCCAGGGTGTAAAGTATCTATTTCGGGAATACCAAGTCCGTCTAATTCGTCCGTTTTCCAAAGAACTCTCCAAATTCCAGTTCCAAATTTTTCACGTCTACGCTCGTGTAAATCTATTTTTCTGAACATTTTATTACGGTCTTTAATGAAATCACCCATTATTCTAACTCTATCGCAGAAATGTATATCAGATGGCTCTATTGGGTCTACTTGAATTGCTAAATTCTGTTCTGTAAGTAATGCTACTTTTCCTTCAACATTTGAGTTAACTATATTAGTATTACAACATGGGTCTGAATCGTCTTCAGGTTCTTCTAAATCACCTTCCCAATATTTATCTACTTCTTCCCATTTTTTGTATAAACCTTGTTGTTGTTTACTATTAAAAGAATTTCTGTACCAACGTAAATATTTATCAGCTTCTTTAATTTCTTTTTCTGACATTACTTTTCCTCGAAGCTCTCGTTTACTTTCGTATTCTTCTTTTTCATCAATATCTGACATAATACAACTCCTATTCCTCTATCTTTACAGTTCTACCTTTTTGGCTTACTGGTTCGTATAGATTATCAGTATTTTTTGCTTTATTATCAAAAGCTTCTGTGTCTTTGTAAGGTTTCATTGGATTTTCAAAACTTTTATTTGATTTGAATTTCCTTGTTGTTTGAATTTTTTTAGTAGGTTCTTGTATGTCCTGCTTTTGCTTATTTAATTTATTATTCATTATTAAAAATGAAAAAGATGTACATAAACTTCCAATTAATGCAAAAACTAGTGCAAATATTATAAATACTGCTAAACTCAAATTCCTCTCCTCCTTCTACTTGTAGATTGTATAACCTTTTTATGTTGTAATAATATTTCAGACTTTTTATAGCCTAAATCTTCAAGTTCTGTTGGTGTATAAATTCCTTTTGGCTGTTTTCTTATTTCTTTTGGTAATTGAGGTCTGCTCATAATAAAGTATCTCCAACTATCAGGTGCATTTGTTATATCGTGTGGTTCTGTTGCTACATCTTCTACATTTTTATCGTCGTGCATTAATTGGGGAATACATTTGATTAAATCTGTACAAGTATTGAAAACTCTCCAGTATGGAATATTATTTTTATCTTCTTGCAAATATTCTCTGCACCTGGTCCAACCATTTACTCTATCATTATCAGCTTTTTGCCAATATATACCATATTTCATAAATTCTTCAGCTATATTTGCACCCTGTAAGTCTTTATTTCCAGTTCCTCTTTTCTGCCACATATCAGGAGAACCAACATACATTTGTATTCTTTCATTTCCTGTTAATTCGTTTATCATTGTAGCTACTTCAGAAACATATTTACCCCTTACATGTAACTGTCTATATGTATATAAGTGTCCGTCATAATCAACTGCGTGCCATAAAGTATCGCACCAATCGTTAAACCCCCAGTCAATTGATACATATTTCTTCCAACCAACAGGAATTTTAAACGGCTCTATAACGTGTTTTTCACGTTTAAAATCTTTAAAGTATTGACCACTAAATATATCCCAATTACCTTCAAGGAAAGCTTCTCTTAATTCTTCAGGTAAAGCTTCCAATGTTAAAACATATTCAGGATCGTTTTCCATTAAAACTTTATTATCATAAACTTTTGCTGATATAAATAAATAATCGTCAGGATTTTCACCTTTGACATATTCTTTATCTATAAATAATCTTTTTATTTCTGCATGTCCTACACCACCAGGGTTACAAGTATAATAAATTCTAGGTGAAAAATCAGTTCTTGTATTTCTAGCACATGTCTTTAAGAAATCCATTTGATATTTTGTAAATTGAGTTGCTTCTTCAAACCCTATAACGTCCCATTCAGAACCTTGATATTGCAATACATCAGTTTCGTGGTCGCAATATCCTAATTTTATTAAACTTCCATTAGGAAAACTAAATATTGATTCTTTATCTTTATATGGAACTACTGGATATAATTCAGATAACATAGGTCGCATGTGATTTTCTCTTAATTCAGGTAGTGTACGTCTTAATAGTAATAATCTTAATTTTGCGTAGTTAAAAGCTAATAATATGAACTTACGTCGCATTACCCAACTTTTTCCTCCACCTCTAGCACCACCATAGCAAATATTCTTTTTTGTACTTAATAAAAACTGCTCTTGTTTAGGATTGGGTGTGCCTTTTAAAATTATTTCAGCCATTATCTATCCTCATACTCCTGTTTTAATCTGTTCAGTTCTTGTTTTTCTTTAGCTCTATTAAACTTTTGCTTTACTGGTTTTACTTCTAAATTCGGCGACAATGAAATTTCAACTGTATTTAATTCAATACCAGTATCTATTTCATCTTCAAAAACAATTCCTACTCTTTTATAATCTTCACGCTGTTTTAATAGTTGAAATTGCTTATTCATTTCAGCTTGTCTTGTTAAATTTTGCTTATGAAACCATTGATGATTTTCAGCACTTAACAACGCACCATTAGAAACTGTCGCTTTTCCACCGTCTTTTTTCATTTTAATATGATGATAAGTCAACTGTTTCATTCTTTTTAGTTGACCTCGAGAAGTATAATGTCTGTTTTGGTCATGTCTTAAATGTAAACGCTCAATAAAACATTCTGCTCCATACAACTTAATCAATTCTTGTTTAGCAGTTTTATTAGAACTCATTTTGAAACCTCAAAAAACTTTCACATTTTTTAAGTGTTTTTATTATCTTTTTTCACATTTTTGTAAGTTTATTATATTTTTTGAATTGTCAATAAAATCCTTCCGTTGATTTCTTATTAAAACTTCATTGAACTTTTTTGCCACTTTTGACATTTTTGTTCAATGGAGCTTTAAATAAATTTATTATAAATAGCATTATGTAAATAAATTCATATATCTAAAAAGTGTTTTCTCGGTAATTTTTAAGACTAACTTTAAAATTTAACAAGATATGAAAATTTATAAGAAAATATAAAATTTACATAATTGATATACAAATATCAAAAAATGACCTAAAATCGACCTTCTACAATCGAATTTAAGCCATTTTAAAAATTTATTAATATAATTTCATTACCGTTTTTACTTAGAAAAATCAGGGTTGTAGCCTTCTATCTTAATATCAACTGCTCCTGAATTTTCTATTTCTTGTTTATCTTTATAACCAAATTTATTTTTCATATAAAATTGTTTAAATGAATCCGAAACACAGTTAGTATTTATTGTTTCATCTTCTAAAATATCATTCAATTGGCTAAAAGTGTCGGAATAATAATCTTTTTGGGCATAGTAAGTATCTCTATTAATATCACAAAAAACGCAAAAGCCTGCAACATTCGGCATTTTCTTTTTCTTTTTACAGTATGCAACGTATGATAACATTGCTACTTTTAAATCATCTTCTGTTTTAAAAGCTTTAGGGTGTCCTTTGCCTCTTTTTTCTTCCTCTGCCATGTCCTCACTTCCTATTCTCTTGTTATTCCTTTTATTGCCCAAAATTGAGCTTCTTCAAGTTTTGTATATACAAGTGATGTTTCTCTACTAGGTTTACATATATTTTCTATTTCATCATAAGCTTTTGAAAAAATTTCTCTAATATATTGTATTCTGTTGTTTTTTTCTTCATCAACAGCTACATACTTTGCTCTTTCATTCATACTCTAGCACCTCTACTCTAATATTTGTTTCATTACGCCATGAATAATCTCATAGCTGTTTGCTATAACATCGCATATATCCTCTTCTTCGTATTCTTTATCTAAATGTGTCATATATGATCCAACATAACAATGTCCTAATTCATGTAATAATGTTGCTATTTTTCTTTGTGGGTGTAAGTCTTTATCAATAAAAATAGTTTGTCTGTCAAAGTATGTTAAACCAAAATATTTGCCTTTTCCTGGTTCATCATTTGACTTTTTAATTACTTCAACCATTTCTTCTTGTGATAATTCAACTATTGCCCAGGTCCTGTTGTTCATAACAAAACGTCTATTATTTAATGTTATTTTTTCTTCATTCTCTACTTGCTCTACTTGTTCTTTTTTAATTCTTTTCATTCTAACTCCTTTATACATACTAAAAGCTGGTAGTTTCATTCAATAAAATGACTTTCCAGCTTATACTATGCAGATTCTTTTGAACCTTCGGCTAATCAAATTGCTTTTTTAAGCTATAAAGGTTGGCTAGTACAGTAGCAGATTCGAACTGCTATTCTCAATGGTCTTACATTAGACGAACTGTACATATTAGTGCATGCAGATAGTAGTTCTTTTTTTACATGCACTTGTTTGAATTTTGAAAGTTTTATACAAAAACTATTCAGGAGGATATTTATATTAAAAACGCAATAAAAAATATAAATACCATATAGCATACATTCAGGTTTTCACTCGAGATGTTTACAGTCTTGATTTCCTAGGCTCAATACTGTCTAGGGTTAGACGACTTTTGTGTTTTGAAAAGTACCTTGCTACGCCTACCTTCTTTCGTGCTATATGCTATATGCTATCTATATTAATATTATATAGCAATATAATAGTGGCTCAACTCCACTATTGGCATAAGTTCTTTTATTTACAGGCTTGCTTTTACGAACCGTAATATTACTTGTGTTAAGACCTGAAATTGATTATTTTATATATTGCTATATAACTCTATGTAATGATATAAAAGACTATTGTGTTACAAAAGGAGCTACCTTTATCTAATAGTTTGTAATGGCTTTTTTCTGCTGACTAATTAACTCATTACTCTAAATTAGCCTTAACTTATTTTGCAGTATTCGTTTTATATATCACTACATACAATTATATATAAAAATAATACACAGTTCTCCAAGAAAAGTTGATAAATAAAGAACTGTGCATTTATATAAAAGTCTATAAAGAACTTTTATAATCTGTTGTTGATAACCACCCTGTAAATGGTTTTATTTCTTCTAATACCATAAATTGCATGCGTAATTCTTCTTTGCCTTCAGATAATACGTTACAAAATATGTATTTATTTGCGAATATTTTAGTTAATTCATCAACTAACTGTCTACTAAATCTCTTTTTATCTCCGTTATTGTC